TATTGTAGCCGATACGGAAGAGGGTATAAAGAAAGAACTTGCAGCCGTGGCCGGTTGTGCGCCGTCTGATATTGTTATGTGGGCATTTGATGAATTTATCAGAGTACTACAATATAAGGCGGTGTAATCGTGTATATTCTTCTGTTGATCTTGCTTTTACCGGTTCAAATAATCATTGAATTAATGAAATTAAATAAATAAAGTTGCCGCCCTGGTTCATTCCGGGGCGGCTCTTTTGTGCTTTTCAGAGTGCAGCCGGGGCCGGTTGCCTGATACCGGGGCCGGGGGATATATCCACCGCCACCGGGCCGGGGTGAGTGGCGAAAATTCCCACAAAAATAAAAAGGCTTTATTCCTAACAAACTATATTCAGTGTTAAACCAATTCAGTTACAAAAGATATTCAGTAACAAAATATTTTCAACTTCCTATTGACAACAAAATAAATTCAGTGTATAGTGTCATCAAGAGGTGATTACCATGTATATCAACAAGGCTATCCGAGATTTGATGAAAGCGAAAAATGTTTCTCTTCTGACCATGGCAAAGGCTCTTGGTAAAGAGCGTGGCAATGAAATCAGTTCCCGGCTTAGAAGCAATAACCTGTCCTTTAACAGCGCAGTTGAAATGCTGTCTGCCCTTGGCTATGAGGTGGTCATTCAGGAAAGGAAGCCGGGAGTCCGCAGAGCTGACCAGATTGTGATTGACCAAAAGGAAGACCCGAAGTATGACCTGGACGCTCTCTTGGGGTCAGGCGGTGATGGTGAGTGAAATATGGCTATGGCCGGGTATCAGCCAAAGACCAGAGCCTTGCCCGTCAGCTTGCCGCTCTGAAAGCCTACGCCCCTGATCTGGACGATGACCATATCTTCACAGACAAACAAAGCGGAAAGAATTTCAACCGGGAGCATTACTTAAAGCTAAAATCCATCCTGGTTCCCGGAGATGAAATTCTGGTGGAGGAATTAGACCGGTTTGGACGGAACAAAGCGGAAATCAAAGCCGAGCTGGAATGGTTCAAGGAGCATGGTGTAATTGTCAGGGTGTTTGATGTTCCTACCACGCTGATAGACTTCCGTGGACAGGATTGGATTGGCGAGATGGTCAATAACATTCTGATTGAAGTAATGGGAGCCATGGCTGAACAGGAGCGGAAGAAGATACGGAAGCGTCAAGCCGAGGGGATAGCGGCCATGCCGGTTGTCGATGGGCGGAAGGTGTCTGCAAAAACAGGAAGAGGGTTTGGCCGTCCTGCTTATGAGATTGACTTGGATAAATTCAAGGCCCTAATGCAAAAGCAGAGAGAAGGGCTAATTACAGTGAATGATGCTTGCCGTCAACTTGGTATCAGCAGACCTACATGGTATGAAAAGGTGAGAAAGGTGGTGTGACCTCATGGGACAGTATGACAATTACAGCAATGAGAAGAATATCGCTAAAGCGAAAAAGAGGCTGGATAAGCTGACGGCCAAGCGCAACTCTGACCCGTATGAAGTGGAGCTGGCCCGAAAAGAGTTGGAAACTGCAAAGCTGTTTGAAAAGTGCCAAATCTTTGGGACAGAAGGTTGGAGAAAGAGCATTTATAATCCCAATGCCAACATCATGTTTAGTGATGATAATGAGGTCATCATGTTCTTTGATAAACTAATCTCTTATCGGGATATAAGCTCCTATGCTATTGTTGAAAACATTGTCAGAGAGGCGCATACTAAGACTAAGAAGACCGGAGCAGTAACAAGAGCTATTGTGGGTGGTGCGATTGCCGGAGGGGTTGGAGTCGTAGCCGGTGCAATAACAGCAGGGTCAAAGTCCAGCACCACCGTACATGAAATACCGGATGGGTTCTTTTTGCAAATCCACTTGAAAGACGGTTCCGGGTATCAATGCCCGGTTCCAAGTAACGGGGCAATCTCAAACAGAGTCCCGAAAATGTGGCTTCATCTGGCAAGTAAATTGCAGACCATCGTTGAAAAGAATAAATAGGCTCTCGCAAGGGCGGGAGTAACAGCCATTACGGGCTATCGGAGAAATCCGGTAGCCCTTTTTCTTTTGAGGTGATTTTATGGATTATCGGAAGCTGGCAGACAGTATTAAACGGCATATTGAAAATAAGCCGGAAGATCATACTGCCTATATTGACCTGTTATCTCTTTGCCGTCAGTGGGAAGATGAAGATTTTCAGGCGGCACATGAGGTCAGTAAAGAGTTACGGGTTCTCTCGGCCAAACAGTTGCGCCGTACTTCCCCGAAAGAGGCGGAGCATTTCTATGAGGCATGGCGCAAAACCCTCCTGTTTGACGCTCCCCATAATTTTGACGCTTTTATGACCTATATTGAGCTTGACCGGAAGCCGGAAAAGCGGTTCTATGCTCCCCGGAGGCATTATCTGAAACCAATGGTGCAGGGGTTCCAGGACATTCTTGATAAAAAGCTGCGTCTTTTGACAATATCCATGCCGAAACGAGCGGGAAAGTCGCAAACAGGTATCAATTTTGTCAATATGCTCTCTGGAAGGTTCCCTGACCGCTCTACGCTGATGGAGGGAACGGGTGATGACCTTGTAAAGAGCTTCTACAATGGGTGTCTGGAATACCTGATTACTCCCAATGAGTACCTGTTCTATGATGTATTCCCAGATGCCCGTCTGGTACAGACCGGAGCGGACACCAAGATTATCAACCTCAAATCCAAGTCCCGGTTTCCCACCATCATGTGTCGCTCTATTGATGCCCGTCAGGTGGGTTTGTCCGAGGCCACGAATGTGCTTTACCTGGATGACTGTGTTGAGGGTCGTGAAGAGGCAAAAAACCGCCAGCGGCTTGACGATAAGTGGGAAGTGATTTCCGGCGATATTATGGGCCGAGCCATTGAGGGTACGCCTATGGTATTCACCGGCACCCGGTATTCCATCTATGACCCTATTGGGCGTGTTCAGGAATATGCGGCGCAGGAGAATTGGCCTTGGAGAGCCATCGAAATTCCCGCCCTTGATCTAATCACGGACGAGAGCAATTATGAATACGAGCGGGAGGGCCAGAAGATTTTTACCACGGCATACTTCCGAGAGCAGAGAGAGCTTCTGTCCGCTGAACAGTTTGAGAGCGAGTTCCAGCAACAGCCTTTTGAGGCCAAAGGGCTTCTCTTCAACAAGGATGAATTGAACTATTTCTTTGAACTGCCGCCTGACCGGGAACCGGACACTATCATTGCCGTAGGCGATACCGCTGAAAGCGGTTCTGACTCCACTTCCCTGCCGGTGGCCGTCATCTATGGCACCGAGGTTTACATTGTCGATGTGGTCTTTGATGATGCCCCGGCAGAGGTGACAAAGCCGGAGTGCGCTAAGTGTCTGATCTCCAACAAGGTAGCTTCTGCTACTTTTGAGGCTAACAATGCCGGTCAGTATTACGCTCGTGATGTAGCAGAAATCATCCGGCAGCAGGGGTACTCCATCGGTATCAGAACAAAGCGGACGATTTCAAACAAACAGACCCGAATTGAATTTGCTTCTGACAATATCAAGAAGAACTTCTATTTCAAGCACCCGTCCACTTACAAACGGGGCAGTCAGTATTGGAATTTCATGAAGGAGCTGACCACTTATACCAGAAGCGGCAAGGTTCCGCACGATGACGCACCTGACTCTTTGGCTCTTCTGGAAAATGAAATTCGTATGCTGGCCGGAGGGAAAATCGAAATCTTCAAGCGTCCTTGTTGAAAACCGTGTTCTCCAATGGTATTATGAAGAGTTATTCGTTGACAAGCATTGGATATTATGCTATCATGAAAGATGATAAAATGGCTTTTGATAGGAGGTGACATGAATGGGAGCCAGAGCGTTATTTGGCCGCAGGGTGATTTATACCGATGTGGCCGAAATCAATGACAATAACATCATTGATGTTCTGCAAAAGGCCCTGTTCATTCATCTCATGAACCAGGCGGATATTAACTATCTGTACCGGTATTACAAGGGAGATCAGCCTGTTCTTTACCGGCAGAAGGAAGTTCGGCCTGAAATCAATAACAAGGTCGTTGAGAACCGGGCAAATGAAATCGTATCTTTCAAGGTCGGTTATCTGATGGGTGAGCCTGTCCAGTATGTCAGCCGTGGAGATGACGAGGAAATTGCCAAGAAAATCACGCAGCTCAATGATTATGCTCTGTCTGAGGACAAGGCCGCAAAGGACAAGGAGCTGGCTGATTGGTCGCACATTTGCGGCACTTCCTATCGCATGGTTCTCCCTGATGGTATGGCCGATGTGGAAGAAGACGAGGCTCCGTTCGAGATTTTTACGCTTGACCCTCGTTTCTCCTTCGTGGTTTACTCTACGGCCCTGGGAAATCCCGCTATGATGGGTGTTCAATATATCCTGAAAGACGATGGGGTTTTGATTTTTAGCTGCTATACCTCTGACCACTATTATGAGGTGGAAAACACTTGGGCAATCAGGCGGAGCGAGGAACAGTATTTGGGTATTCCCATCATTGAGTACCCGGCGAACAAAGCTCGTTTGGGTGCCTTTGAAATCGTCCTCCCTCTTCTGGACGCAATTAACAATGTAGAGTCTAACCGCCTGGATGGTGTGGAGCAGTTTGTTCAGGCCCTTATGCTTTTCCACAATGTCGATATTTCTTCTTCGGATTATCGTGAGCTGCGAGAAGAGGGCGCAATCAAGTACAAGGATATTGACCCGCAGTTCAAGGCCGAAATTGAGTACCTGACTGCCGAGTTGAACCAGACGCAAACGCAGACCCTTGTGGACAGTATGTATAATACGGTTCTCACGATCTGCGGTATGCCGAACCGAAATGGTGGTTCTTCCACCAGTGATACCGGTTCCGCCGTTATCATGCGGGATGGCTGGTCTGCGGCAGAGGCGAGAGCCAAGGACAGCGAATTGATGTTCAAGAAGTCGGAGAAAGAATTTCTGAAAATCCTTCTTCGTATCTGCGACAACCTGAGCGACCTGAGCTTGAAGCTCTCCGCCATTGAAATTCGCTTCACTCGCCGCAATTATGAGAATATTTCGGAAAAGGCTAATGTTCTGATTACCATGCTGAACAATCCTAAAATTGCTCCGGTTTTGGCCTTTATCCATTGTGGAATGTTCTCTGACCCCCAGGTTGCTTACAAAATGAGCATGGAGTATGCGGAAGAGCAGGAGAAAAAGGCGGCGGAACTTGCCGCCAAGCAGCAGAATAATGGGGAGGGTGAAGGGAATGAACCCGGTAGTGAACCTGACGGCAAAGGCAGTTCAGGAGATCAATGAAATCCTCTCCCGTGGCAAGGGAGTAGAGATTGCCGTGAGAAACGGCAAAGTGGTAGTTTGGGAAACCGCCAGTAAAAAGAAATATGAGGCCGTCATAGAGAGATGACGGTAACAGC